AGCAAAGATACCTACAGCATCAATAACCTTCTTAGGAACGATTTCATCAGCAGCTTCAATTATAATTTCATAAATATCATATCTGTTCTTCATGAACTGGTTAATGGAACCAGCTAACTCTCTAAGTCCATCGCGAAGAGCATCGTCTACGTTCTCAACAGAGAAGTTAGTTGGAGCCTGACCCTTAGCTGCATATACAGCTAATTCTTTCATTTCTTTAATAGTCATTCTTCACACCTCCCTATTATGCTTCAAGAACTTGGAACTTAAGAGCAAACTGTCCATCAGGCATTGTTGTCTTTTCTACTACCAGAAGTACAGGACCAGCAGTTGGCTTTGTATCCGAAACCTTGATAGCTCCCATGTCACTAATTCCACCATAAAGCGGAGTAGTAGCAAGAGCAGTTGCTGTAGTAGCAGCAGCAAGTGCATCTTCATCAGCAAAGTCGTCTGAATCCATTGTGATAGTATTAGTTGTGAAAAGCTCACCTACAGAAAGAAAACCAAGTCTAGGAAGGAAAGTACCTCTCTCAAGCTTGAAATCCTTCAGAGCATTAGCTCTTTCATCATACATATGCTCTGTTGTATAGTTTAAAGCAATTGGCATCTTTGCGGCATTGGCAGCAGTAGGGAACTTAACAGTTCTGTTAACTCTGTCTACAGCAAGCAGCATTCCGTTTTCAGCTGGAACATCAGCAAAATCAGTAGCATCAAGAGCGCACTGAGCCTCAACTCTTCCATCTCTACGGAAAGAAACCTGATTAAGCTCTACTTGACCAAAACCGTCAATTACAAGTCTTTTATCAGCCATAATAAATCCTCCGTTTATTACTTTTTATATCTACTTAAAATACCCTCAATACCAGAAGGAGTATGGTCATCCTTAGGTACATAACTAGGGTCTTCATTGTTTGTGAAAAGCGTTGGCTTATTCTGAACTAAAGTATAAGCGAGTTCCTTATCAAGTTCATCTTTAGTCATTTCATCAATCTTTGCTCTGAAAGCTTCAATATCTTCAGAATCAAGCAGTTGCGCATAATGCTCAATTACTGCTTCCTTTTCTTTCTTCAGCACATTAGCCTTGAAAGTTTCTAAAGCTTCTTTTTCTTCAGTTAAAGACTCAATTGTTGACTGAGCAGCCTCATAATCACTCTTTACTCCATTCAGAGATTCCTCAACATCAGCTTTTTCCTGTTGTAAAGTGGCGATTGCTGCCTCATGCTCTTCAATTTTCTGACTATAAGTTTCCTTTTCAGCCTCAAGTTCATTCTTCTCATTTGTAAGAGTTTCAACTTGTTCATTAAGAGCAGTATAATTCTCATCAACCTTTTCATATGTATCGCCATTTAACTGATGGAGCATTTCAAGAGCGCGCTTTTCTTCATCATTTACATCGACAATATAACAAGCTTCTTTTCTATCAATAGCAAGTGAGTCTGTTGCATCATCTTTTGTATAGTATGCTCTTTCATAAGCCCTATTTTCAAAATTAAAAACAATAGCATATTCATCATAGACATCACATACAGAATAATCCATGATATAACCGTTTTCTTCGTTGAATCTAGGATTTAAAAGAGTCCAAATCATGTTATACTTCTGGTCATCAGAAAGTTTAAAATTCATTTGTTCTTTTCCTCCTACATCTAGTTTAGAATCTAGTTCAAACTGTTGCATTCTTTCAGCTAAAGTTTCAGCAATTAATGTGTAGAAGCCGGCACCTTCAAAACAAGGCTCAAAATCTTCACCTAAAGCTTGAAGTCCTAAGAAGCATCCATCAGTAAAAACAAAATACTTCTTACCATCAATAAACTTCCATTCTCCATCAATTGCATCTGCATAAAGCTCCATCGATTGCGCGCTTTCAACTATATCTAAAGCCTCTTTCTGATAAATGGCGGTATAGAGTAATACGTCTGTACAAGCATATTCTCTTTCTATACCGTCCTTATCAAGATGTTTTTCCCAAGCGAAATGATTGTCTACTGGTACTACTCCATAGATGCGGCCTTGATATCTTTGAGTTCCATGGTCTGTGAAATCTTCAGCCATAGAATCATAAATACCTTTAACTGGCGCATAAGGCAGTGAAGCAATTAACTTTTCAGCAAATTCATCCGTAATATAAGTACCATTTCGATTTCCGCCTTTATAGAAAATGCGGCACCTCGCAAGGGATAAAGTTTTATTATAGGCGGTTATATTACCATAAAGAGAAAGAGAAAAAGTAGCTAATTTCTTTTTATCCATTGGTGCTTGAACCTCCGCCATCTAATGATTTTTCGTTAGCAATTGTCTTTGCACTTTTTTGCTCTGCTGGCAATTCAGGACGTCCTGGGCTATTACCAGACTCAGTAAATGCAGTACTCAGCGGTACTAGCTTTTCTTTTAATTCAAGAACGTCATTTTCTAAATCTTTAATATTACCAAGCTCCTTCTGTGATATACCCATAGCTAAAGCTGGTAATAAGAAACTATAACCCGAATTGGCCATTTTTAAAGCAGTATCACAGTATTTCTGTTCATTATAGAAAGTAATAGGAAGAATAGTATATTTAAAAGTGATATTAGAATTGCCAAACTTATTATTCAGAATAAAAGTCATAACTTTATCGAGCTTGCGCGCGAACATCATCATTAGAGCCATATCGTTATTGATTGAAGTCTCCAATGAGAGGTTAGATTCTGTTCCAAATAACTGCGGACTGGAACCAGCTTCAGAATAAATATTAAGAAGTGATTTTTCAATACTACTAGTTGCGTTATCATTTGAAGTTTTAGAAACAATAGCATCAACATCAGCATAGGTGGTTAATACAGATACATTCGGATTATTCTTCATCATCTGTACAGTACCCTTATGCATTACTTCTGCTTCGTCAGGTTCAAATAATAACCCACCATCCTGTAGATGAGGTATCTTCTGAACAATTATCTTCCTTATTTCTTCTAAATCTCTTTCTTTATTAATATCTCTTGCTTGGTCATATTCAATAGCGGCAGGAATGATATTTAAAAACATAGGGCGACCATCAAGAAATGGCAAACAAATTCCTATTTCTGCTGGTATGAAAACCCATTTTTTAACCTTACCTAGTTTATATCTCCTGTACCAATTAGCAACTGTTTTAGGATATACAGATAGAGCGGCCTTGCGGTCTTCTTTATCTACAATCGTATCAAAATAGCTTACATCAAATTCAATTAAATCGTTACCTTTTATATCTTTAAAGCGTGTTTGACAATAATATACGGGTAGGTCTATTATAGAAATACTATCATTATCAACTGAGTTAATAATTCCATAATAACACCCATCGCGCAAAGCGCGAATAGCCATTTTTGTAAACAAGTCTGGCAAGCCGGCCTTATCTACGAAGCTTATTGCATTAAAATACTTTTTCTGTATATACGATTCGGAGAGAGATTTACCAAAACTTGGATTTGGAATTAATAAACTTGTATATTTCAGTAAAGTAGCATAATGCAGTAAAATACGTTGATAAAACCCACCTTTGTCAAAATAAATACGAGATAAGTTGATTTGAGACGCCAACGAACCAGAATCAATAATTTTTTCAATTTCTTCCGGTGTATATCCTCTAATAGTATGTCTAGTATATAAAGTAGAGCTATATTTACTACCACTATAACTAGATTCACTTGTTGCTATCATTTGTTCATAGGAGCTTTTAAAGGTAGTAAGAAACTCTTTATCGTTTCTATCCATTTATCCCTCCCGTAAAGAATACCAACTTTCGTCCTGCGCGCCGTCTGTGGCTACGACTATATGATTCTTCTTCAAGCTCTTTAATTCTCCATAATCCATAAGAAAAACTTGAATATTTATCTTTTGGAAAACGAGAATTAATTCTTTCAAGAACAATATCGAGACTTGAACCGGTACGCTTTAAACGCAAGTTAGCCATTTCTTCAAATAATTTAGTTGTCATCTCATGAGGCATAAGCCTCATTACACGTTGCTCAGTGGTCATTTTCTGACCTATTTTAGTGGCAAGAAGCGCACTTTTCGCTTCTTGTTCTTTAATTAAGAAACGCACTAAACCACTAGTGAGTCTAGAATAGCAGTTTCCATGAATTTTAGAGTTAAGAGATTGATTAGCCTTGATTCCATAGAGTATCCTCGGCGCATCCTTAGGTTGAATCTGTTTATACACATCATCATTAATAAAACCATAAGCTGGTAAGAAATTACCCATTTCGTCATAGTGCGGCTTAATCATCTCATCTGCTAAACCCACACCCAAACCATTCGTATCAATCACGACTTCGCGCGGATTGAAACTAGCGATAATTTTCTTCAAATCAACCGCTTGTACAGAAAATGGTTTTGTTTGTGGAGTACGACCCAGTACCATTAAATTCACTAAAGTCGAATAATATTTTTGTTTTGTAATATTAACTCTAAAAACACATACTGCCGTTTGGTCGGAAATTCGACCTACGTCCACTGATATTAAGTAGAATTGGTCAGAATCGGGTCTATTAATTGCGTGCGTTTCAGGGTTTTTTATTTTTCTATACTTACTTAATTTCTCATATGAGAACCAGGCATCTTCACTAGAGCCTTGCCATAGAGATAAATATTCTGTAGCAAAAGATTCGGCATTATAAGACGGACTCATTTTTAATTTATTAATATACTGCTTATCAATAAGTCCATGCATAGCAGGTAGACGCCAGTCGCATCCAAACATAAATGCGTGGTCTGGGTCAATTATTGCGTTTTCAAAAGTATCTATTAAACGGTCATATGCAAAAGAGGTTTTACTTCCCGCAGATGTCGTTGCAAT